TCTACGTCCAGGGACATCAGTGGGGGACCGGAAAGGGATCCACCAAGAAGGAAGCCGAACAGGCTGGAGCCTACTTCACCTTGAAGCGACTCGAGGAGAAACTTGAAAAGAGACTGGTACCATCCAAGCGACCTAATGCCATGATTAAAAATGTCCACAGAAAGTAATAATGAAGGTCGCCCTTATCAATCCTATTTCCAAGACAGTCAATGAATTGTGCACTGGTCACGAGGTTCGTGCTTGGGGTCGCAAGTCGGGTAATGTGATCGTGGATGTCCCGACTGGATTCCCAGTGAAGTCCATCTCTGACGTGAAGGCTTTCGGTCCAGATGTGGTTGTTGTGGAGAAGCGCGGGAATGGCGTTTTCAGGGAGTTTGCCAAGAACTTTGACAAGGTCGTGGATGTCGAGGGTCTTCGTTTGATTCTTTCTGCGGTCCCCGAGCCCGTGGTGGTCAAGGAGGAGCCGATCCCCGAGCCCGTTGTGGTCAAGAAGGAGCCTGTCCCCGAGCCCGTGGTGGTCAAGAAGGAGCCTGTGCCCGAGCCGGTCCCCGAGCCGGAGGTCGTCGAGGTTGCAGCGGCTGCCGTCTCCGAAGTTGAAGAAGTTATTCAGGTTGAGGAGCCCAAGCCTAAGAAGTCATCATCTTCACGAAAGAAGAAGAGCCCTACCAAGTCCTCCACTTAAACATTAGAGCCCTATGCTAAATAGTATGCATCCACAAGCGGAGAAGTTTTTCAACAAGACTTATCCTGAACAACGTTCCGATGCGTGGTTCAAGATGAGGGGCACGATGCTCACGGCATCCGATGCCGGTACAGCGATAGGTGTGAATCCCTATGAAAAACCCGAGAAGTTGATTCTGAAAAAGTGTGGCGTCAGTGAACCCTTCAATGATTGGGCGACTAAGCACGGTCAGAAGTATGAAGATGAAGCCCGGCAGATTTATGAGGAACGGCACAATCAACAGGTCTTTGAGATTGGTCTTGAACCCCATCACACCCTCGACTGGATCGGTGGGTCGCCCGACGGCATCACCCACTCTGGACGACTTTTGGAAATCAAGTGTCCAAGGTCACGAGCCATTGGTGACGGAACACCACCCGAATACTATTATGCACAAATTCAGGTACTGATGGAATGCCTCGAGTTGGAAGTCTGTGACTTTGTGCAATATCGACCTGCCGAAATCACCTACCCCAAGCCTGCCGAGTTTGTCTGCGTGGAGATTCCACGGGATCGCGAGTGGTGGGCGACCAACATGCCGATCATGAAGGCATTCTGGGAGAGGGTCCTGTGGCACCGCGAGCATGGTCACCAGGAACTGCTACCGGCACCCAAGCCTACGATCGATGATCTGATCAAGGAGATTGAAGGTCTCGAGGGACAACTCACCAAGGTGAAGAAGATGGCTCTCGAGATCGCCAAGGAACATTCGACCCTGAAATCGGGTCGGTGGTCTAACGAGGATGAAGAGTGGCTCCTGAAGAACAAGGACAAGAAATTGGAAGAACTTGCCGATCACCTGAAGCGAACGGTCAAGGCCACCAAGATGCGTCTGGACAAGTTAATCAAGGAGCAACCCAAGCAGGAGTGGACGGTCAAGGTGGTCGAGGAGGACGACATCTAAAACCCAGCTTTACTTTGAACCCACGGGAGAGTCTGCCTTCCCGGAAGATTTGGAGCGCGACAGATGAACTTGATGATGAAGTGGTTGACCTCGATGCCACCGGAAGGATTCGGAATGAGAACCCCATTCTGGTTGAACAATTTCACTGTAAGGCGATCCAAATGTTCTATAGGATGAATAAATTGTGTAATTTGATCGTAGTTGTCTCTGAATGTAATCAATTGATCCGATGCCGGAACATCTGCGACCGTGATTATGGACGCGAAGGCACCGCGAGCAATGGACTGTACCGGTGAAGTGGCCGGGGTCGTTGGTGGATCCTTGGTAAGTCGGTCGTTGAAGTTGGATTCCAGTTCACGGACTCGCATATAGAGATGTTCCACAGTTCCACGGGTATGGACGTGGAGACCCAACAAGCGTGCTTGAACCACCTGTCTCAAAGGTGTATTGAAGTACACTGTAAACGTATTGGCACTCGTTTGATCCAGAGTGTCAAAGGTTATCGTGTGATACTCGTAGTTGAAATCTGGGAGACCGGGTGTCGTGTAGGATGACCTGGCCATTATTACTTAGCCAAGAGAATAGCGAGCACCAAAAGAACGACCGCGATCGGGATCAGGATCTGAGCGTACTTGGTGGGAACCCCCATGAACTCTCTGCGAGGCAACAGGGCTCCGACGGGTTCCATGGGTTCTTCGGGATTCAATTTGTTGCGCGTGGTGGACTTGTAATAGTTGATTAACTTTCGTGCGAATGTATTTTCCGTCCCTGGTGTCAACGGCGGTGCGATTTTGGGCTCCAGACGTTTGTCCTCTTCGTCCTGTTGCTTGGTGGCGAATCGCTTGTCTTTGGTGGCTTGGACATTCAACTTGAGAACAAACTCTTCGGTGGACGCACCGGAACTTGTGAATGGGTACAACTTGAATGAACTGTCGCTTGTATCATAATAGTAGATAGATACCTTGATCGCTTCCATGACTGGCACTGTCTTTTGAACACTGATTCTGTCATTCATGGAACTCATCACGTAGTTGGTGGGACTCGCGCCGGCCAGTGCCGGGACGATCAAAGAACCGGTGTAGGCAAAATTGAAACGGTTATCAACTGAATTTACAAAAGTGACCTGACCCGAAACAGCGCCTGAATTTGCCACGTCAAGCGTTATTGTTGTTCCACTTATCCCAGTTACCTTTGCACTTGATCCTATCCCAGTTCCAGTGACGTCCATCCCGAGTTCAATACCGTTAGATGAATTCACTATTATGGTGAACTCTGTAATAGTTCCTGTTGCGCCAGTCGTTACAGTATCATTATAAGCATAAGGGTTATCTACAGTGTAAATCCGGTCAGTCAAAATCCCATAGTTGGGTACTTCCAAAACCACATAGTAAGCATGAACGTTGCCATTCACCACCGCCGACGTGCCGTTGATGTAAGGGACCGATGCAGAGACGAAACTCAGAGATTGGATTCCATAAAGGGGTGTGCTGAGATAACTGGTGAAATTGTTAGCATCGGTTGTGGATCTGTCTTTTCTGGTTGAACTGTCGATAACGATGTCGTAACTTGACATACTCTATTATTAGATTGCTTTTTTTCAATGAAGAAATCACGGAGGTCCAGGTCGTCCAACTCCTCGCTGAACACGTCGTCCAGTTCCGAGTACTCAACCTGGGGTTTAAAAATCTGAACACTTTCTTCATGTTCCAGGGGGACCAATGATTTTTCAGAATCCGTCTCGGTCTCGGTCTCACTGGAAATTGTGGCATACTCGTCTGGGTCGTATTCATAACCTTCCATTGGTTTCTACCAGACACTAGAGTTTTTCAAGGAGGACAAATGACGCGGTTCCTACTATACTCGCGCCAGTGTCTGCAACTCCATATCGTGCAAATTGAAAACCGATCTCTCTATTTCCGGTAAATTCATATACCGATGACACGAGCGTACTGGCTGTAGTATGTCCATCAGCGTTTCTTATGTAGTCGCTCACGAATATCTCTCCACTGGCTGTACCTTCAACCTGGGGCCGAACCGCAACGACGATGCGCTGGCCCGTTCCAGTAAATACAAAATTGCCAGTCACGCGCCAATATCCAGTCGACGGTAGCCGTATTGTATCGCTGCTTAATATTGTATAAGTACCACCATTGCTTATTTGTACAACAGCACCAGCTGTGGTATCGAATAAATCTCTTAAAGTAAAAGTTGTACTATCATTAACATTAGTCTGATTTGTCTGCAACGAAATCTTATACATCACGGGCGTGGTTTGAGTGACATTCGAGAATGAAATGGTTCCATCCGTTTCGACGGCCATCCTTTCGACTGCATTCCCTTCTGGCGTATTGGTGAACAATCTAAAGGTCGACGTGCTGTCTGTACCGTCACTCATCAGCACCATGTCTGTGAAGCAATTCCCATCGTCGTCCTTGAAAGACCTGAGGGCAAACTGATTCTTGGTGGTGACGTCGTAGGTGTACGAAGAGGGTGCCGCTTCCCCTATAGGATCGAAGTAACTCTTATAGGGAAATTGGGGATTAGCCAGACCAATTCCGCCAGGCATGATTACTATTAACATCTAGAATTTATGGCATTCTTTATCATAATTTCAACTGGAGTTTCGGGTTCCCAGTCAGCCCAGACACGAACCGCCTGGTTTACGCTGAGATAGCGTTCGTCGTCCCCGTCGTATTCACGGAACTCATCGTCAAATCCCATCTCGGACTCCTGCACAACCATGTCTTCCTCATCACTGTCCGATTCCTCATCTTCTTCTGGTAGGATGGATCCAAATACCCTCCCGGTGACATTCATGGCACACCACTTCATTCCATATTCCATGTCCAGTGCTGTCACAATGTTCCTACCGGTGGCCTTGCAATATTCGGCAGCCACAATCACGGAATTCTCCAGAACGGGCTGAATGGCGTTCATCGCCGCTTCAATCATCTGTGCTTCGCGGTCCATTATTATTTTTTAAAATGTCGCTTTTCTTTAAGAGAGGAACATGCAGAAGCCTCCAGTTGGATTCCGTGGCGACACTGGTATTGGTGCTCTAACCGGCTTGAGTGGTGTGGGTCAGCAAGATCTATTTCTTTATGACTTTGACTCTAAGAGGGAGTACAATTATAAGGAGTATTCTCAGGCGACTCCTTACTATAGGTTTTATAGACCGTCAGAAACTAGTTTTCTAGGAGGAGATGTTCGTTACACATTTAGACCTCAAACTATGGGCGATCTTCTCACCAGCCTCATGTTAAAATTTACATTCCCTTCGACAACCGGAACACCCACATGTTTAAAGAACCTCGGTCTTTCTATGATTAAAAAAATAGATTTGATAGTGAATGGGAATGTAATACAATCGCTTAAAGGTGATTGGATGTCAATCTATGAATCAATGTATTCTAATCAACAGGACCGTGAAAACATATTGAATGTTTCTTTCAATCTCGGTGCCAAGTATGACACTCAACCAATCTTGAAAGCCAATGACACATCCCAAAGGTTATTCTTTCCACTTCCGTTTTTCTTCAACAACCATTACACGGATTCGAGAGTTGACACAACATCATTTCGAGCACCCATGCCTCTATGCGCGATGTATAATACTGAAATAACCATTTACATTCAGTTTCGCGCACTCGCCGATATAGTCAGTGACACAAGTGGCTTTGCTGCTGGGGCGGATCTCACCGACTTTGCGTTCGTCACCGAAGAAGTCATGTTGACACCGAGTGAACGCTTCATGCTACGTTCTACGCGCCAAGAATATCCAGTTGAGAAGATTACAGCAGAAGAATCAGAGGTTCCGGCGGTTTTAGATCAAAAATTTCGTTATTATTTTAACAGCGCTTATTCATGCCGCGCTATATTCTGGAATCTCAAGGAAAACAAACTTGGTTACAATCCATTGTTTTTTGATTCTATCGTTGACGCGCGAATCACGACCGTGAATAAAACAGACAGAAACGAAATTCGTTTACCACTCTTTCTGCAACAATTACAGGCATACCTGCACGATTACCACAACGATGGAAGTTTCTATGGTTATTCATTTTCCGAACAACCCTTGCAAGTCGTGTTGGGAGACTATGAGTTTAGAGCACCTCGCCCTCAAAGTGCTTACATTGATATAGGACTGACGATCGCTTCTGGTACATATGGTAATTGGAGTCAGACATTGGAAGCTGTAGGCGTTGAAAATTTCACAATTCAAAGTCAAAAAATTCTTTTGGACACCAATGTTGGATTTCAAAGTGGGGATAAACTCTTGAGCCTGGACATGAAAACGGATGGATACTTTCGCACGAGTACCGTGGGCGTTGGCATCCCGGTGACCGCTTATACAAGTAACGGAAACACTGCCAATGCACCATTCTACATGCGTTTTGATCCGTGGAATGGTTTAGACGAGGGCTACATCAAAATTACACCAGATTCTTTTATGAATATAAATACATTCGTGCCAGTAGTTGAAAATTATATTTTAACTATGTATTATCTTTCCACAAACAAGTTCGTAGTCGAAAACAGCTCCGTGGATTTTATTGATTTCGACGAGAAAACGGGGATTGTTGATGATAGAATCGAAATCGAACGCAAGGCCGCCGAAGCAAGGGCGATTGCGGAAGCCGAAGAAGAGAAGAAACGCGAAATTGAAAGACTAAAAGAAGAGGAACGGAAACAATTGGAAATGGAACTACTTGCTATTCAAAGAGCCGCCAAAGAAAAGGCAAGGCTTGAAGCGGAAGAAGCCGCAAGACTTGCCGAGGAAGAAAGAAAACGACTCGCACTAGAAGATTTAAGAATAACCGCGAATCGAAGAGCGATAAAAGACACAGAGAGAGCCAAAATTGCTGCCATTGAATACGAAAACGAAATAAAACGTTTAAAAGAATTGGATAAATCAAGGAAATCTAGGTAAATTGATTTCCGAACCTGAAAATAAAAGACGTGCTACACCATTTTCGATATACAACAAGTTTGTCGAAAGTGCGTACATGCGAACTCTAACGTCGTCACTTGTTCCATCGCTATTAGCCTTGGCGTTAGTATAAAATAATGGATTAATAATTGTAGAAAAATTTATAGATCCATTGGGGATTGTTCTGTTCATGGGATCTTTGCATAGCGCGAGGGCATAAATAAATCCACAATAACGATTTGAACCTGCTAGTATGTCCTGAGCAGAACCAGGAAAGTGTGCATAATATTGAAAACCTCGATACATTTCAAATGTCCCCACTTCTTTTGGCATCAGAACTTCGTTGTCAAGTACGATCTCCAACGATTTCAAAAAATCATTTTGATCCACGCTCGAGAGTGGTGGCGCAACTCCTCTAGAATAATCAAAAATATCCGTTGTATCACTTCTGGTATCTTTGAATATAACAAAAAGTGCCTTGACAGGATTGACAAACGTGGGACGCATCACAAATTCCACATCCGTGGTACCTTGGTACGTTTCTTCGTGAACTTGAAATTGTTGTACAGGAAATACAAGGGGTCTGTTTGCAACAGAATTAATCACTTCATCGGGAGCATACCCATATTCAATACGGAGACGAACAGCGGAACTCGTTACACCCGAATCTGCTCCACCCCAACTGTCCGAATTTCTGAGTCCCACGGAAATCTCAACCTCTTGGTAACGCAATGCAGCCAGTGGAATGGCGAGTTCGGGTTGCCCATAAAACCAAAATTGCAATGGAACCTGAAGTCGATATGTCCGTGGATACTGAGTGGTGTTGGTGAAAGGATATGTCGGACCACCGCCTAACATCCTAAACAACTGAGTCACGGAAAATGCATCCTTTTCTCTACCTTCGACATTTAACCTCAGATTTAAAGTCTCGCCAGTTTCTTGCTGTATCGTAGTACCACCTATTACCAATGAAACGTAATCAATCATAGCCAGTGCATGGTTTATAGTAGAACTTGCCGAACTGGTGTAGTCGATGAGTAGATACATGCGCGTGATAAAATCGCCGTGCCGTGGAATCAAAAAATTTGCATTTCCACCATGATTGATTGTTAAAGGATCGGTGTCAAAACTCTGTGTAACAAAGTTAGATTTTTTGGTGAACACGCCTTTGAATGGAGTCTGTTCCATATTCTACTATGACCGATGTTTATTTTTTCTCGATAATAGCGAGCACTTGTTTATGGACTGTGTCGTAACTCATCTTGGTGCGAACCTCTTCTTGAACCCACTCGGACGTGGTATCTAATTTTCCCTGATAGACTTTTTCTAGTGCATCCACGGTTCCATCAACACTTGGCGTCACCCACCACGCATCCTGAAAACGATTGAAACATTTTTGAGCAGGTGGAACACTTGTGCCATGCCAACAGTAATCGTCCATTGCTCCAAATTTAGTAGTCACCACAGGCAATCCAAAGTATTGAGCCTCCAACTGAGGGATGCCAAAACCCTCGGAGCACGAACCGCATAGATAGACATCAGCACACATATATACCTTTTGTAAAGTAGTTTCATCCAAAGTTGATTCTGTGATCTTGATAGATGCCTCTGGGATTCCAAGACTTGCTATCATCGTCTGAACATTGTAAATTTTTGCATGATTTAATGCCGGAACGTGAAGCCAGAGTAACGCCTCTGGATGCGTCTCCTGAAATTTATCAAAAGCAAGCAGTGTCGTGTCAAGCGACTTTCTTCCACTTTGTTCGTAATTTCCTGCGATGGTCAGTATCACATATTTGTCTTTCAAATTGAAATCATTTCTAATCTTTTCCTTGGTTTCATTTGGTGGCAGATCGGTTCTAAAATCTATAATATGCGGAACAACATAGGTGTCGCGTTTAAGTTGTTTTATGACACGTTCGCGTGTTGAGGGACACAATGAGATGATATTCTGGATCTTACCAAGTGCATTCATTGTTGGTAAATCAATTGGTTCGTAATGCAAAGGAAACCAAAGATAGGATGGACATGCGATCATTTCAGGTGTATTGCTTTCAAGCAAAAAGATGTCCTGAAGAAAGAATATGGCTCCGGCGTTTGTTCGCTTTACGAAACTATTTATGTCCGAAATCTTGATCTGAGAAGGAAACTTTTCGTAAGGACCCAAGATAAAAGTGACCTCGGGTCGATCCAAAAGTGCCTGAGACCATGGGTCCCTAGTTTCATTCACAAGTATGTTGTTTTTGACAATGTCCTTGAAACTTAGGACCCCTGTATGTTTGACACCACATATAGACCATATGACCATGGTGACAGTGTGACCCTTTTCGATGAACATCCGAATCAAATGCCTCAATTGACTTGGATACCCACCCTTGGCACCCTCGAAGGGTGTGCCATTACTCGACAGCAGGATGTGCATTTACTAAAAATGTGTCTGTACCGTTTAATTGAAATGAAGTAATATTTTCTTCATCGTCCCATACGGCTTCGTGGTGATTAGGAACTTGAAAGTGTGATCTGACCATGTCCTCGTAGTAATATTCAATTTCATCGGCATTCATTTCACCTCCACATAGAGCATCTCGAGCACAAAGGTACTCAATGAATGCCTCGAAGGTGTGACCACTGCGCCACATAAACTCGATGTAACGTTTGTGTCTCCATGACTGATCAAAGAGTTTAAACATAAATAAAGAGACGTAAGGCGTGATATCAAGACCTTTGTGGTTCGCCAGCATGCATCGCCCTGTTATTTCTCTTCGGTGAATCTTGTTAAGATTCAAGTTATAACATGCACGGCACAAGTTCCACCTGGAACTGGATTTTGGTTTGCAGTAAACCCTCGTCACAATATCTATTGGAAACCCACGCTCTTTTTGAAAATACTCGAACGCATAGTTGATAAAATCATATTCACTGGTCCACCGTAAAGGTACGGAACACCACTGACATTTAGTTGTTGGGTAGATCATCTTAATCCACTTTTATATTATGTTCTTTAAGACGTTGGAAGAGTCCATGGGAGACGGAATACGGCACTACCAGAACCTCCGCCATATTCCGCTGATCCACCGCCCCCATATACGTCCAGACCTTTCTTGTCCTGTGACCCCCCCCCGTCAAATCCGCCTCCTCCTAGCGACCTTTCGGTAGCATCTGAACCCTCCCCCGCACCCCCTCCCCCGTAGTATGTAGCCGTTTCGCCGAGATGTCCCCATGAATATTGCGTTCCGTCACCACCAGAACCCCATGGTCTAACCGGTTTGCCCAAAGTTTCTCCATTCATACCATCTTGTCCATCCGCACCTCCTCCACCCCCACCTCCACCATAATCATTGCCACTATAATATGACCCATCTCCCCCGTCTCCTCCCTGTGAACCCGTACCACCTACAGTTGTGTTACCGTCCAGCGCCGCTCCCCCTCCACCGGTTCCGCCATTTTGACCTGGATCATTGTTTGTTGCATTTTTAACCCACCCTCCGCCTCCTCCGCCAAGTGCCGTATAAGTGTGAAACGTCGTATCATCTCCGTTGTCTCCGGGGTTATTAGAGCGTCCCCCATCACCAACAGTCACTGTATACGTTCCGGCGGTCAATGTGATCCCCGTATCGTCAAATAAAATTCCTCCGCCGCCGCCGCCCCCTGCCTGCCCTTGCTCTCCGCCCCCACCGCCTCCCGCAACCATCAAATATCTCACGTCAGGTAAAGCGTTGGGTCCTATGTCATATAGACCTAGTGTTGTCGTTGCTATCTCTGTAAACACAATGTATACATTAGAATTTTCATAAAGGAAATAATTACCCTTTGCCGTACTACCTGTATTGTATGCTGGAATGTAACCAATTCTGTCATACCACACTTGAGATGAAATAATGGCACTTGGTGCTTCATAGGACAATTCATTATTCGTCATTCTGGTGTAGACTCCGTAACCAGCCGTGTTGACAACTCCTGTCTTTCCTCCCTCGGTATTTGTTGTAATTCTACGATAATCTGCATCATCATTTTGATCTCTTAGTATTCCATCGACAAATAAAAGATTTGTTCCTGTTTTATCATTATTATCTGATTCATTAAAACAAAATGTTACCACGACGATTCTAATCTGGTCCGTTGTCCAACCGGCTGGAATGGTAAAGGAAACCTCCGCATCGCCTGTATTGGATATGTTACCATCTCCCGCGCGAGCATAAAGTGTTCCATTCCAAGTGTATATCGCCACACCTTCGCTGTTCACGTTTCCTGTATTTACAATATTGCCGTCCGTTGTTGCCGACAACCCAACTGCCACTCTAAAGGTCATAGTCTTGTTAGACCCGAAATTAGTAAATGTACCCAATCCGGATACAGACTTATTTGGAGTAGAGTTTCCAACAAGATCATCGCGATCCAAACTGTAAAATTGATCCATGCCTATGCTGGTTCCAGACCAATTTGTAGATATTGTTTTAATTCTATCGAAACCGATTGGCGAACCTGTGCCTATTTCGTATTCGGTAGCAATATCGTTGACACTGATAGCACCCGATGCAGGAAGTACCATGTCTTTCTACTAAATGTTAATTTTATTTTTGATTTTCTCCACATCTTCCTTGAGTTCCTTGATGGCTTCCACGACAATCCCCATTAGATTTCCATAGGCAAGTGCGTATTTTGTGTCTTCGGAACCGGAAACGGCTTCTGGCAAAATTTCCAAAACTTCCTGAGCGATTAGACCGGTATTTGTCATGCCATTCATCATGTAGGTGTAACCGCCTATGCTCGTGAGTTTTTCAAGGGCATTTTCAATACGCTTGATATCACTTTTTAACCTTTTGTCGGAATAAGCCGTTATGTTTCCATCTGCGGTAATACTCCCCGTCACAGACAAGTTTCCTCCAACCGTGGTCGCTCCATTAATGTAAAGTGCAGCATCACCATTTATATTTGAAGTCGTAACGGTTCCACTGACGGTTGCTTGAGAGATTGATCCCGTTCCCGTCACAGACAGATCGGTCGTTATGGACAAATCATTTCCGATGACAACATCACCACTCTGGACTATCCTAAAGGCGGCATTCGACGACACGTTAGAATCTTCAATCGGCGGCGTAATATAAAAATAACTTCCACTGGTTGGTTCAATTCCCATATCCATGTTGACGTTTGAAGTGACACTCAAGGATGGGATCACCCGAAGTCTGAGTTGACGTGCTCCAACGATTTTTTCAGTAGAAGCCCCTGTATAATCACTTAAAATTTCGAATGGAACCTTGTTGGTAGTACTTCCTTGTTCCACATTACTGATAAACACCTGACCCTCCACTTCAAGGGGATGATTGGGATCTGTTGTTCCTATTTCTGGATA